TTCAGTTCAGGGTAGAGCACCTGGTATGGCATTTTTACCATACTGTTCTCTTCCTGAACTTGAAGGGTGTATGGAAGCATGGTCTTTTATGGAGATGATTCATAGTAGATCATACACTTATGTGATTAAGAATGTATATTCTGATCCATCAGAGGTATTTGATACTATTATTAAAGATCCTCGTATTCTAGAACGTGCTGCTAGTGTAACTGAATCTTATGATACTTTTATTAACTACGCACAGGAATATGGTCAGAGTAGTGCTTGGAAGGATGATATGAGACATCATCCAAATTCTGAATGGACACTCAAAGATCTCAAAAAACATTTATATAGGGCAGTTGCTAATGTTAATATTCTTGAAGGTATTCGCTTTTATGTCTCTTTCGCTTGTTCCTTTGCATTTGGTGAGCTTAAGCTTATGGAAGGGTCAGCCAAAATCATCTCCCTTATCGCTAGAGATGAGAACCAACACCTTGCCATCACCCAGAATATATTGAACAATTGGAGAAAGGGTGATGATCCTGATATGGTTGATATAATGAAGGAGGAGGAGCAGTGGACATATGATATGTTTGAGAAGTGTGTGAATGAAGAGAAGAAGTGGGCAGAGTACTTATTCAAAGATGGATCTATGATTGGTCTTAACGATAAACTTCTACAACAGTATGTTGAGTTTATTGCTAATAAGAGATTGAGAGGGATAGGATTAAAACCATTATATGATATTCCAGCAAAGAATAATCCATTACCTTGGACAGAGCATTGGATTAGTTCTAAAGGACTTCAAGTAGCACCACAAGAAACTGAAGTTGAATCTTACATTGTAGGGGGTATTAAGCAAGATGTTAAAAAAGACACCTTCGCAGGATTTAAACTCTGATGAAGAGTTTAGAAGGATTTGGATGGAGATGGATCGTATAGAACCTCTCACTCCAACTCCTATTTGGCATCCTGATAATTATAAAAAAGTGGATGAATAAATACTAAGATATAGTGTTTGGATTCAGATGAAATCTTTCAATAATTTTATATCAGAGACTAGTTCTGGATCTAAAGGTAGTGGTTATATGCCTGTATGGGATGATCCAGATGATCCAACTCCTAAGGTTACGAATAATAAAAAGAATGGTGGTAAGGGTAAGAAGGTAGACGTAAACAAACCATTAAGTAGTAAATCTAAAAAAAAGTTAATTAAAACTAATAAACAAACTGGTGGAAAAGTTACTGTTAATACCAGTGAGATAAAAAGTAAAACTCAGAAAGTTTCTAACAAAGTACTTCAAAATAATATATTAAGTAAAATAGATGATCCAGAAGCAGATAAACTTCGTGATAGCATAGCTAAAAGACCTGAATTGGCACGTCTAACTGCGGATAAAGGAAAAGAAAATCTTCTTAATAGAATTAAATCAACTCCTCCACCTCCACCAGGAGATCAGCCAAGAGTACCTAATCTCAAAAAAGGCGAACTTGGTCAGCTCTATAGAAATGCGTCTAGACAAGATCCCACGAGAGCACAATCTGTAAGAACTACTGATAAGATTAATACAGACTTAACTGCAAAAAGAGCAAAACGTATAAATCCTACAACAGGTAAGGCAACTCCACAAGGTGTTGAGAATTTTGCTATACAGCAACAAACTAAAGGTTTTAGTGCTAAAGGTGAAGCTGGACGGAAAGCACATGAAAGGGCTAAAAAAATTGCTAGTAACCCTTCTAGTAAAGTATATAAAGATATTCAGAAGGGTATAGAAGGTACTAAAATAAAGGGTCTGAATCAGGATGCCAAAAGAGCAAGTGTTAAGAAAATTATTAAGAGTATACCTGGTAAAACTTCTGCTAATAGTGAGTTGGGTAAGGTAAAAGGATACGTTGAACCATCTGATTATGCTGGTAAGAGAGCAAAATTAGCAAGCACTCAAGAACTTGATAAGATTGCAAAAGATTTAAAAACCTCAAAATCTCTTGGTGCTCAGATTGATACTGGTAGAAGTTCTATAGCACCAACTAGAATTAAAACAGCATCTTCATATACAACTCCACTTAATACTTCACTAAGAAAGGGAAAAATTAATAAACCAGGAGCACTTAAATATAAAGATTTTGTTAGGAAAACATCAGGTGCTAAGAGTAATCTAGCAAAATTAAAGATAACTCCAAGGGGTGTTGCTAGTAAAGCACTTGGACCAGCACTTGCTGCATGGAACTTTGTTGATAACTATAAGACTACAAAAGGTTCCCCACTTAGAAAATTTACTAAAGCTGCATTAAAAACAGGTGCATACTATGCTGGTGCAACTGGTGGTGCTGCTTTAGGTACTGCTGGTGGTTCTTGGACTGGACCTGGTGCATTTGTAACTGGTGCTATCGGAGCTATTACTGGTGGTGAAACTGCATCAAATCTCACAGATAAAGCATTTAATAAAATTTGGAAACCACCAACTACTACGACTAAGCAAAAGGATAAGGATAAGAAACTTTTAGTTCCACCTACAGGAAATAAAAGTGGTGGTGGTAAGGGATGGAAAACTGGTATTACTATCGGACCTACAAGTAAGAAATAACATAAATGATAAATACTACTGATATAGACGGTAGTATTTTAAGATGTCTTACAAGAAAATTGAGGATATGCAATATCTTTATGAGAATTTAAATTCTCACGAAGAAGAATTGGTAGAATTGTTAGAGGTTCTAGAAGGTCATCTAAAAGAAAGTGGGTACTCAGATAAAGCTATAGAGTGTTTTATTGAAACTGCCGATGTTCATGATGTTGAATCACATATACAATCATCTTCTCTTGATGAAGGTGCAAAAACTAAGTTATTAAAGAAACTTGGAACAGGTGCTTGGAATCTGATCAAAAACCAAGGTAAAAGATTAAAAGATACTGTTAAGAGAAATACACCTGTAAATCTTAGGACTAAGGTTAAAGACACAGTAAAAAATACTAAAGATAGTGTTGTAAAAACTGGAAATAAGGTTAAAGATGTTATAAAAAATAATCCAGGAAAAAGTTCTATTGCTGGTGCTGGTGCATTAACTGTTGGAGCACTTGCTACTGGTGGAAATGATGAAGATACAGAAAAGGTTGAAACACCTAAGGTAGAAACACCTAAGGATAGTGATAAGAAGATGGATCCAAACAAAAAGACATCTTGGCAAAATAATGTATATACTCCAAAGGTTGAAACTCCAAAGGCTGACAATAAACAAACTGAACCTGAAAAACCTAAGAAGAATAAACCTGATGGACTAGCAAGAGGTTTTACTGGTGCTTTAGATTTCATGACTGGTAACATGACAGACTTTGACCAACGTGGAGGAAAACCACAAGGTATCAATCGTGCTCTTACTGGTTTTGTTGATGCAACAACAGGTAATCTAACAGATTTAGATAAGAGAGGTGGAAAACCTTGGGGTGCTGCAAGAGCAGTTACTGGTCTTGCCGATAAGTTGACAGGTGATAGATTTGATTTTGATAAGAGAGGAACATCAAAATTAAATAAGGGTCAACAAAAAATATATGAACCTAAGAAAGATGAGACTCCAAAACCAAAAGTAGATAACAATCCTCTTTCATGGAAAAATATGGAGAAATCTGGTATTTTAGATAAACCATTATATCCAAAAACATCTGAACAAGAGAAACCACCAGAACCTCCAAAACCATCAAAACCATCAAATCCTAGTGGTAAAACGTTACCAACACCAAAGGAGGTTAGACCTGGTTCTGCTAGAGAACGTATGATTAGTAAGAATATTGAGATACATGGTGCAGATAAGATTTCTAAATTGAGAAATAAGAATGCTGCTTTCCAAGCCACAAAGGATAAGACTAGTGGTTATAGTAAGGATGATTTTATTAAAGATTTTCCAAACTCTAACACAGCAAAGAAATATAGAGAAAAGAATAGGATAAAACATCCTGATTTAAATAAGGTTTTAGGTAGAAAAGAATCTTATGATCCTTCTCTTAAGGAAGAATTTGATGCTTTTGATATTGTTTTAAGTTATCTTGGAGAAACACAACAAGTAGAATCTTTAGATGAAGCACTTTATATCATGATGGAAATGGATGAAGCAACAATTCAAGGTATTGTAAGAGACTTTGAACTTATTACTGAAGAAGCATATGATCGTCAAAAAGATGCTCAAGCTGAAAGAGGTGCTCCTGGTCCTGGAGATGGAGACAATCCTTCTACTAGAAAACCTAATTATGGTAGAAAACAGACTGATGCTGAAAAGAAGAAATCTCAAGAGAATTCTAAGAAAGCATTTAATACTGTAGTTGACAGATTAAGAAGTAAGTATGGGAACAACGCTATTGTAACTAATAGTCATCTCAAGAAAGCAAAGAAAAAGAAAGAAGAGGCACAGAATAAGTAATGAAAACTTTTTACCAATTTAACGAAAGTATTGGTAAGGCTTTGTTTAAACTTGGGAAGGTTGGGTTGCGTAAGCTCCCCAAGTATCTTCCTAAGTTCAAATCCAAATTACCTAAGTCAATAACAAAATTATCAAAAGCAAAAAATATTGATAAGTTTGAGACCAAAGTTCAAAAGGTAATGTATAAGGATACAAAATTTGGTGAGAAACCAACTCAAGCCTGGAGAACAAAAAGTGAACTGGGTAGAAATTTAATAGCTAAAAATAAAATTAAACACAAATCCCCAGAGGGATTTTCTGGAACTGCAAAACCTCTTCCCACTGATGGTGGAGTTAACATGAGAGCAGATGGATCTGCTGGAGAGATTCAACTTCAAGGTGCTCTTAAAGGTGGTGAATATAAACGTAAATTAAGTGGTGCTGGTGATAAACATATTCTTGGTTCTATTGGTGGTAGTAGAGGAAAGGGTAATAAAGCATTAAGAAGATCTGGACAATCAGATAAGATAACTGATTATGAAGGAACTGGTAAGAAACCAACTCCTTTGTTCAGGAAAACAAAAGCAGAATTAAGTACTGTTGCTAAAACTCCTGGTTCATCCAAAGTAGAACCACATAAGTGGAATCCAGGTGATAATTATATGTTATCTGTAGATATTAATCAAAGCAAAGCAAATTCTCGTGCTATAAGAAATCAATTAAAGGCACAGCAAAAACGTGAGGCAGCCCTTAAAAAAGATGGTAAAGGGATGGAAAAAGAAATAGAAGCGATGAGAAGAAGATTATCTGGTAACTGATTTCTTAACTAGTGCCACACCTTCCACAACTCTTGTTGTGGTTCCATTTGGACTGTTTAATAATAGATCCCAAAAATATTTACCTGGCTTTAGATTACTTGTTGTACTTTTCAACATTTCTATAGCAACTCTTCCTGTTGATGGATCACTAGCAAATTGAATTATAAAATCTGCTGTCTTTGTAGAAGATTCAAATCTTTTTAATTGAGCACAACCACTATAGTTTGCTAGATTCATTAAGGTGTTTGACTGAGTATCTTCTAGTACAAAAGTTTGTGCAAAATCTGCTCCAGTATATAACGTTATGTTTGATGTAAAAACGGCTTGCATTTTATTAATCCAATGTTGCTATGAATGGTTGAATCCAATCTTCTTGATTGTTTGTAACAGTAATAACTGTTATATTTTTTGCATTTAATTTTTCAATAAATGCATCATAAGATGCTTGAACGTATGAAGTTCCACCATCAATGAATAAAGCAATTTTAGACCCATCAGGTAAACTATCTATATCGCATATAGTGTACCAATCAGAAGTGTTTGCGGTATTTCCAGAATCTATGTTTACTTGAACAGGACCAATTGTTTTTCCATTAGCAGTTTGACCTGCATTTACTGAAGTATCATATATTTCTATTGTATCTGATTCTACTAATACTGTTCCAGTACTAGAGTCACTTCTTATTTCAATTTGAAATGATTCGGTTCCTTCTGTAGATCTATCACCTACAATACTTCTAGAAATAGTACCAATACCACTAGTATTAATATCAATAGAACCAGTTAAGGTATTATCGGTAAATTCTCCAGCAGCAACAGTTCCTTTTATTTGTTTTGTTGAGTAATATAATGTACCAGTTGATCCAATACCGATTGAGTCAGTAGTTACTGTAAAATTGACTGTACCTCTTTCATTAACTACTATTGAAGATTGTGTTATTTCTGTTGCCATGTTAAATGTAAGGAGGAGTATTTACAGTAGTTTCTGATATGAAATTATCAGGAATACTTAGGTCATCATAATTTGTATTTGTCACTACATTACCAAATCCAGCTGATGTTGGTTGTAAGAGATAGAATATTCTATTTGGATATGTTCCTCTAAAAGTGCTCCACTTATCTGAGAACGTAGTAATTCCAACATTGGAATCTGGGATTACAGCAATACAAAGTCTTTGAGCACTATTGGGTAATGAGAATGCACAACCAGTTGAAATACCTGCTCTTACTAATACACTACCTTCTAAAACAATTTCTTTTTTTCCACCAGGTTTAGTTACCATCACATCATAAACATATCGACCTTGTTTTAATTTCGATGTAACCCAACTGGGAAGTGATAAATTTATTTTACCAAATGCCCTATTAGGAAACCCAATTGTAAAATTAATTGCGGTTGAACTATCTGGATGCTTTCTTATTTGTGCTTTGGCGAAATAGTTGGTTAGGTTTATGGTATTTCCACCAGTTTCAATTAGGTCAAAATCTTGATCAAAATCTTCACCACTATTAATTGTAAGATTATTTACATATACAACTGCCATTTTTTAGTGCATATCCATCTTAGATATTTATCGTTTATCTAAATAAAGAAAAATAATATGAAAATCATGAAATGGTTGAAGAAGGAATTTATGAAAACCCCTGGTTATATGAGGGTAAACCTTTCACTACTGATGATATTGGCGATTTCTTCGGTTTCGTCTACAGGATTACTAATTTACAATCTGGTAAACAATACATCGGAAGAAAATATTTCCAACAAAAACGTAAGCCTAGAGGTGGTAAGAGACGGGTTACGTCTGAGAGTGACTGGAAAAAATACTATGGAAGCTCTGACGAGCTTAGTGCAGATCGAAAGTTACTTGGAAACGCA